GGTTACCTAGCAGAGACGGCCCGGCTGAAATTTGGCACTGAGATGGTCGACTGCGTGATGCTGAGTCAAGCCTGGTATCGCGAATGGATGCCCAAACTCAAAGCCGAGTTTGATGACGGCTTTATCGAGATCCCACGCCATCAGGACATCATTGACGACCTGTGCAAAATCCAGATGAAAAACGGCGTGCCACAAATCGAAAAAGGCTCAGGCAAAGGTACTGATGGCCAGCAGCGCCATGGTGACTTTGCAGTCGCACTCGCGATGGCAGTTCGTGCCAGTTGGATGGAGGGTGGCGAAATCGACTTTACCCCCGTAACGGCGCTGACCCAGAACAAAGACTCACCCTCACACATGCAATCCTCAGCAGGATGTTGGTAATGCAAACAGACAAAAATGGCACCGTGTTCCGTGTGCGCGAAAAACAAAAACAGACCGATAACAGCCCGCGCATCATGCAGTTGCGTCGCGAGTTCGCCGAGCACCCAAGCCGAGGCTTAACGCCAACAAGTTTGGCGGCCATCCTGACGGATGCTGAGCATGGCAACTTGCTCGCGCAATGTTATCTGGCTGAAGACGTCGAAGAGAAAGACGGCCATATCCATGCCGAGTTGTTTAAACGCCGCATGGCGCTGACCAGTGTGCCGTTTCGCATTGAGCCGCCGCGTAATGCCAGCGCTCAGGAAAAGAAAGACGCCGCCAACTACAACGATGTGCTGACTGATACGCCTAACTTTGAAGACGTGCTGTTTAACATGGCCGACGGCATTTTAAAAGGCTTTAGCAATCTGGAGTTTCACTGGGAGCGATATCACGACTTCCGGTTACCGGCGGACTTTCAGCACCGGCCAGCGACTTGGTTTCAGTTACACCCGGACAACCAGGACAAGTTGGTGCTGCGTAACGGCACCACACATGGCGAAGAACTGGAACCACTTGGCTGGATCCAACATCGCCACGCGGCCAAAAGTGGTTATGTTGCCCGCACCGGTTTAATTCGCCAGCTGGCTTGGCCTTTTATCTTCAAAAATTACTCAGTGCGGGATTTGGCTGAGTTCCTTGAGATTTACGGCATTCCTATCCGCATCGGTAAATATCCGGCCGGGGCCAACGATGACGAAAAGAACCGTCTGCTGCAGGCCGTCTGGAGCGTTGGCCACAACAGCGCTGGCATTATGCCAAAGGGCATGGAAATGGAGTTTGTCGAGGCTGCCAAAGGTGGCGGCGAGCCTTTTATGACCATGATGTCTTGGTGCGAGCGTATTCAATCTAAGGTGATCTTAGGGCAAACGTTGACCGCGCAAGTTGACAGCACTGGCAGTCAAGCACTGGGCAACGTCCACAACGAAGTGCGCCTTGATATCCGTAACCACGACCTGCGTCAGTTAGCCAGTACGCTCAACCGCGATTTGGTGTGGCCGATGCACATGCTCAACGGCAAATCCTATAACGGCGATCCGCGCCGGATGCCGCAGCTGAAATTTGATATCGAAGTACCAGAAGACATCAAAACCTATAGCGAAGCGTTGCCGGCGCTGGTGAACGTCGGTATGAAGATCCCCGCAGCCTGGGCGCATCAAAAGTTGGCTATTCCACAGCCTGAGGGCGATGAACCAGTCCTTGGCGTTGTGGCACAACCTGTACCATCAGTGGCGGAGGAAAAGCCGGATGCAAAGGACAAGTCCAAGGCTAAAGCTGCCGCACTTTCGATGGCGATAGCCAGCCTTAAAGCTGAGCTGCCAGCGCAGGACTTAGCGGACCAGCTTGCCGCACAGCTGCGAGCCAAAGCAGCGCCCACGATGACTAAGCTGATGGCGCCGATTGAGCAGTTAGTGGCGAGTGCCACCAGTCTGGAAGACTTACTACAGCAACTGCTGGCCCTTGAAAGCCAGCTGGATGAATCTGAACTTGCCGAAGTTATTCAACTGGCACTCAGTGCAGCGGATATGGCTGGTCGCTTTGATGTATCGGTGGGTAACTGATGTCAACACCGCCCGCAACAACTGCCCAGTACGGCAGCTTGCCATTTAAAGCAGCCATCGCGTTTTTCCGTGCCAAGGTCAACCTGCCAAGCGAGCGATGGGCCGACGTATGGCGTGAGCAACACAACGTTGGTTTCATGGTGGCCGGCGCGATGAAAACCGATTTACTGGCAGATTTACGCCAAGCGGTTGATGCAGCCATTGCGGAGGGGCGCAGTTTAAAGTGGTTTCAACGTGAGTTTAAAAACATCGTTAAACGCGCTGGTTGGGAACATTCCGGCGATGCCGCTTGGCGGGCCAGAACCATTTACGATACCAATATGCGCCAGGCATACAATGCCGGCCGCTATCAGCAGCTGCAGCAGTTTGAATTCTGGCGTTATGTGCATGGTGATAGTCGTTACCCACGCCCAGCGCATCAAGCAAAGCATGGCTTGGTATTGCCAAAGACAGCGCCTTTCTGGCAAGTGTGGTTTCCACAAAACGGTTGGGGCTGCAAATGTAAGGTGATTGGCGAAACTGCGCAGAGCCTGAAGCGCAAAGGGCTGACTGTCGGCAAAGAACCTGAAATCGAGCGGCGCGAATGGGTCGATAAGAAGACTGGTGAAATCCACCTCGTGCCAAAAGGCATTGACCCTGGGTTTGATTATGCACCTGGCGCAGACAAACCCAGCGCCCAAATGGCCGCCCTTCTGGCCGACAAGCCGCCATTGGCTGAGCGATTGGTCGACCGACTGGCCCCGTCAGCCTTTAGTACTGTGCCCGGTGTCAATATCCACCGCCTCAACGACAAACTGACCGAGTTGGCAGCCACGTCAGCCGGCCCGCAGGTGCTGCAGCTGTCGCAGTTCCTGCACAAGCACGACATTAAAACGCTGTTTATTACTCAGGCGCAGATGAATCCCAAAGCCATCGCACCCACCAAAATTTTAGCGGACGTTAATAGTTACCTCGGCAAAGTTCCTGAGGTGCATCCGCTGCATTGTTACACCACAACGGGTTACCGTCTGGCCGACGGTTTTACATCGAGGAGTTTTAATCATGTAGTTATCAAAGCGAGTTCTGAGCACGCGCTAAGCAAAGCGCCTATCAATGAAATGCGCCGGGCAGTTGATTTGGTGATCCTGCTAAAGCAGTTAGGTCAACCAGCCTGGACGCTATCCGACACTATCAGAAAACATGTATCCGACGGCAGTAGCGCTGCTGTACTTAGCGATTGGCTGCATGAGATGGGCCACCAGCTCCACTACAAAACCGGTCTTGGCCGCAGTGGCCTGTATGACTGGGTGACGCAGTACGCAACAGAAAACTTTAAAGAGTGGCATGCTGAGCACTTCGTCATGTGGTTGCTAAACCGCAACGCGCTGGCAGCCTGGAATGAAGATGTTGCGGTATACTTCGATAAGCTGATGCGCCAGGCAATAGGGAATTAAACGATGGCCATTGAAGATGTGTTCAAGATGCTTGCAGATGGTACTTATCCTGAAACGATGCCGACGCCAATTTCAGACCAAGCCTTTGCACTATTAAAAACTGACTTACCATTTGGTGAAAAATGGTCGCAAATCCAAATCTTATCTGAGCAAGCCCTGCAGGCTGGTGGCGAGGATGCGAACCGCTTTAAGTGGGTTATCGAAACAATTTACGCCGGTGCGACTGCAGAAGAGATCCGCATCATGCACGAGGATAAAGTCTGATGGCTGGCGTCAATCTCAGAGCCCAGCTCAGCGGCGTATCGGAGCTGGTCGACACGCTTAATCAGCTGATGAACAAAACCGGCAACTTACAGCCGGCACTAGCTCAGATTGGTGAGTACCTGCTGGAATCCCATCAAAGCCGCTTCCAACTCGAAGTAGCGCCGGATGGCACCCCATGGGCGCCATTAGCCCCCGAAACGCTGGCCCGCAAAAAAGGCGAAGATCGTATTCTGCAGGACACCGGCATGCTACGCGATACGCTCAGTTACGACGCCAGCGCCACCGAGCTATTGTTCGGTTCCAATCTGGAATACGCCGCAACGCACCAGTTTGGCCGGGAAGAGGATGGTATCGAGGCGCGGCCATTTATCGGAATCACTTATGGGCCATGGCAAGATAACGTGGAAATTTTGGCGATTTTACGTGATTATCTGGATGCAACCTGAAAGCGCCTCAGGAGCGGTTTAAGGCGTTGACTGCTACACGGTTATTAAATTTGGTAGAAATGCGGCTTAGATTCGTTTTTAAACGCCGTTTAAACGATTTCAAAGGGAGATTGAATGATACTTTACAAATATTATGGTTTTTCTGCAGGTTTATCTGCGCTCAAATCAAGCAAACTTGGCTTTAGGCAGCCATCGCAATTCAATGACCCGCTTGAGCTGACATTTCTTACCGAAGAAAACGGAGTAGTGCCTCGCTTAAAAAATGATGTCTGTATTCTCTCAATGACTAGAAGTCCGCTTAATCCACTTATGTGGGCACACTATGGCGATGAGCATCGAGGGTTTGTCATTGGTTATGATGTTGATTGCGAACTTTTAACTTCTGCTTCTTCAAATATTATTAGTGTCAATGATGGGGATGTTATTTATACAAGCACTAAAACCCCTTCAAAAGAGGCAAAAGAATTACATCTACTTTGGTTAACGACCCAGGGAGCACCCAGCGACGAAACAGAATCTGAGGTAGTGGCAAGGCTGGCTAAGAAAGTGTTTTTGACAAAACACACGTCCTGGGCTTATGAGGAGGAAGTTAGGGTTGTTAAGATGATCCAAAGCTTGTTTGAAGAAATAGGTGCAGTGGATAGTCCTCCCAATTGGTTTGAAACACTTAGTCGAACAGTAGCTCCAGGTATGAGCGTTTCCATGATTCCAGGTCTTTTTCTTACTAAGGAAACGATTAAAATTAAGGAAGTTTATTTGGGCTGCAGAAACCCTTTGCGATCTGCAAATATTTTTGACAATTCGAATCATGCAGATAGACAGCTTTTTGAGAAAGCTGTCCGCGAAGAATGGAACGTTTTTTGTTGCTTTCCAGAGGAAGGTACGTGGAATTTGGCGTCGTCAAAAGCTGACAGCAGCGTCCTACTGATTCACCAAAAAACAGATAACTGGACAACCGATATTTCGATTCAGGGGAGAGATTTTATTGAGGCGATTAATTCACTGGAAGGACACCAGGTGATGTCAGAAGATAATTTATCAATTACCAAATTCAACTCGAGAGTTTATGTGCAGCTTAACGGGCAATTTCTGCCCAAATGATAACTAGCAAAACGTTTTAAATCCAATCACTAGTTAACCCATCGCAAAATCAGCCCAGTGAGTTTTTTAACCCTGGGCTGTTATGTTTTCCAAATCCGCTTTATCCATCGCAGTGCTTGCAGCGACCACTACCGGCCAGCTGGGTTATGCCGTCTTAACGGCTGAGCTTGGCGAGGGGGATGACTGGAAATGCTGCTGCCAGATGGCGAGTTCGCCGCTGTCGATGGCCGCCCGCATGATGTGCCAAATGGCAAATGGCGGATGAATGCCGATGTTGCCGACCGGCTGATTGCCAAAGCAGCCTTGCGCCAAAACGATTTGGTCATTGATTACGAGCACCAGACCTTAAACGCAGCCACCACTGGAATTCAGGCTCCCGCTGCCGGTTTCTTTCGTGACATGCAATACCGGCCAGGCAAAGGGCTTTATGTAAAACCATCATGGACACCGCGTGCTCAAGGCTATGTTGATGCCAAAGAGTACCGCTATCTGTCTGCTGTTTTTCCTTATGACACCACCACCGGCGAGCCAACGGAGATTCTGATGGCGGCGCTGACCAATAATCCCGGCGCCATCGGAATGGAGGCGTTGGCCTCTCTGGCGGCACGGTTTGACCAACCCACCCACGGAGATAAACCCATGTCTGATTTGATGATCCAGCTGCTGGCCAAGCTGGGCATTGAGCTAAAGGCAGGCGAAAGCCCAACTGATGCTCAGGCCCAAGCGGCGCTGACAGCCGTCACCACCTTGCAGACCAGCGCCAGTAATGTTGCTGCGCTGACCGCAAAAATTGAAACCTTGGAATCTACTGGTGCCGGCAACATCGACTTGTCGCAGTACGTGCCAATCGCTCAGTACAACGCAGCTATTGAGCAGGTGGCGGCGCTGACAGCCACCACAGCCAGCCTCACCGTTGAGCAAGTGATTGCCCAAGCTGAGCAAGACGGCAAGCTGATTATGGCTTCTGAAATGGATTATCTGAAAAACCTCGGCAAGCAAAACATGGCGGCATTAACAGCGCAGCTGGCAGCTCGCCCTGTGATTGCGGCGCTGACAGCAAAGGCTGGCGAGCGCAAGGCACCAGATGGTCAGGATAAAACATCCATCGTCGCACTAACTGCTGACCAGAAGTTGGTCGCCGACCAGTTAGGCATTAGCCATGAGCAGATGGCGAAAAACTTAGGAGTAAATGTTTAATGGCTCTTATCAGTTCAGCAACGTTAAACGCGATGCGCACCGGCTTTAAAGCCAACTTTGAAGAAGGCAAAGCCAAAGCGCAGCCACAATACCTGATGGTCGCGACCGTGATCCCCAGCAGCACTAAAAGCAACACCTATGGCTGGCTGGGTCAATGGCCGGGGTTTCGTGAGTGGGTTGGTGATCGGGTCTTGAACTCTATCAAAGAACACGCCTACGCCATTCAGAACAAAGACTTTGAAAGCTCTGTTAGCGTCGACCGTAACGACGTCGAAGACGACAACCTAGGCGTCTACAAACCGATGTTTGACGAAATGGGCTATGCGTCAGAAGTCTTCCCGGATGAACTGCTGTTCCCGATGCTTAAAGCCGGTTTCGCATCACTGTGTTACGACGGCCAGTATTTCTTTGATACCGACCATCCGGTGAATGCCAAAGTGGATGGGACCGGCGCCAACGCTTCGGTGTCGAATGTGATCATTGATGGCACTTATGCCGGTGAACCGTGGTTCTTGCTTGATGTCAGCCGTTCGCTCAAGCCGCTGATTTATCAGGAGCGCAAAAAGCCGCAGTTTGTTGCGATGGACAATCCGAACGACGAGCAGGTCTTTACCAAAAAGGTATTCCGCTATGGTGTGGATTTACGCGCCAACGGTGGTTACGGTCTGTGGCAAATGGCGATTGGTGTTAAGAAAACACTGGCCTACCAAAGCCTGTGGGATGCCATCAGCCGAATGAAAACCTTTAAGGCAGACGGTGGTCGGCCGCTGGGGCTTGGTAAAGGCAAGCTGCTGTTGGTGGTTCCATCCAGCATGGAACAGTTGGCACTTCAACTGAAAGAGCGCGAACAAATCAATGACGGCACTGGTGCCACAGTAAGCAACGAACTGCGTAACAAGTTCGACGTGCTGGTCGCCGACTTCCTGTAACCCCTGGCAAAGCCCCGGCGGTTGCCGGGGCGGAGAACCTTATGACGAATGCAATGAAAGTACTGCTGGTGGTCGCTTTGGCCGACGGCTTTCGACGAGCTGGATTTGGCTTTTCCGAGAAAGGCACCTGTCTGCTGCGCGAACAGCTTACTGATGCCCAGTTCCAGCAAATCATCAATGAAAAACGTCTGTCCGTTCGTGAAGTTACTGCGGACCAGATACCAGATGAAGCCGACAAAACCGCGATCCTGTCATTACTGGCAGGCAACTATCAAAGCGGCCAAACAGACGGCGCGCAAAGTACGGTAGCGAGCACGGTAGCAAGTACGGTGACGGTCACCACGCTGGCCGAAGCTTTTGCCCTGCTAGACCCATCCAACCCGGAGCACTTCACACAGGGCGGCAAGCCACAGCTGGACCCTTTGAGCAAATTGCTGGGGCGCGCGGTCAGCGGTGGCGAGCGTGACAGTGCTTGGGATGACTTCAAAAAAGCTGGAGCGGCCTGATGTATTGCGATCTGACAGAGCTGCGCATCCGGTTCGGGCTGGATGAAATCAATCAGCTGATTGACCCAGATGGTTCAGGCCCAGATGAGTCAGTGGCGTTGGCCGAGCTTTCAACGGCCAGCGCGACGATTGACAGCTATCTGGCAGGTCGCTACCCGCTGCCGCTAAGTGCGGTGCCAGTAATTCTGACCGGTGTGTGTGCCGATTTAACCCGCTACGCGCTCTATCGAAACGCGGTACCTGAGCTGGTCAAGGAGCGGTACACCACCGCGATTCGCTGGTTGCGGGACGTGGCAACTGGAACGGCATCGCTTGGACTTAGCAGCAACCAAGAACAACCAGCATCTGACGCGGCTATCGAAATTAAAAGTGGTGGCAATGTCTGGCAGCGTGACGCCAGTAAAGGGTTTATCTGATGCTGCTTGAGGCTATCACAGCGCTGCTGCGCAACCACAAGGTCAATGGCAAACCTGTGTTTGGCACGGTCGGCAGCGCTTTTAGCGTCGCGTCGGCCATGAAAAATGGCATCACGAAACCAATGCAGACCTATGTGGTACCTATGCCGTCGAGCTTTGGCCAAGCGTCACAAGACCTCGGCCCTTTGCTGCAGCAGTGCCGTTATGAGTTTGGTGTGGTGATTGGAATGCGTCTAGTGGATGACCCCAAGGGCGAAAAAGGGCCGGCACTTATTGACAGCACCACACAAGCAATCGGGGGCTGTTTACTTGGCCGATGTCCCACAGCACTGGCTGATCGCATTGAGTTTGTCAGGGTAGACCCAATTGGCATTGCCGACAACGCGCTGTGGATGCTGTACCGCTTCAAAACAATGGTGCGTGTTCACCAGGAGTAAATGATGAAACCTACAGATTCCGGTGGCCGCCGGTACACCTTGCAGGGCAAAGAAGTCAGCCAGGACGAGTACGAAAAGGCAAAAAGTAAGAAAAAACCAGCGCCACCAGCAAGTGGTACAAGTCAGACAAGTCAGGAGTAATTCATGACCTTACGTGCAGAAGAAGAATTCATTCTGGTGAAATTAAACCCCGGAGCCTATGGCTCGGAGCAAGCCCTGACTGGCGCTGATGCCATCGCTGTTTACGATGTTAATTACAGTCAGGAATTTACCAAGGAGCAACTGCAGGAAGCGCTTGGCTTTCCCGGTAGCCCTTTTGAAAAAATCACCGGCGGTTTCCAGCAATTGAGCTTTAAGTGTTATGTGCGGGGGGCGACTGACGGTCTGGCCGATACACCTGTGCCTTACGCTGCCCTAATGCGCCTGGCGGGCAACAGCGAAACCATTGCTGTCGATGGGGTGACCTATGCGCCCGTGACCATGAACTTTGAGCACGGCACGCTTTGTTATTACATCGGTGGTAACAACGGTGTGCTGCATAAAATGATTGGTGTGCGGATGACCGCCAAGTTTGTCAGTAAAGTTGGCAGCTTGGATTATTGGGAGTTTACCGCCATGGGCCTTGATGTGGACCCAGTGCCTGCCGGCGCGCTGCCAGCGGTCGACTGGTCGGGTTTAAGTGTCCCTATGCACACAGCCGCCAATACGGTCAAAACCATGATGCTGTTTGGCGCCAATGTCGGCATGGCCACACTCAATATCACGCCTGGCAATACCTTTGGTCACATGCACGTCACCAACCAGGAAGAAATCGCGTTTGAGTCTCGTGCAGGCTTGGTAGATATCTCGATTGTTGAACCCGACCCCACAATTATCAACTACTGGCTTAAAGCCAAGCGTGGCGATCAGGGGCCGCTGGCATACCAACGGGGTAAAGATGCCGACACTGGCAACATCATCGCTTGGAACATCCCGAACCTACAGCTGTCATCGGCGACCCGTCGTAAGGACGCAGGCAAGCTTTATCTGGACTTAAAACTCAGCATCAAACCGCTGACCAAAAATAGCGATTACACCTTTAAAACATCGTAGCGATGCACTTTTAGCGAATACGCCGGACATGGACGTCCTTCCAGTTTAAACACCCATTCAAATCGATTTAAACGAGGTTCAAATGACTCAAAAACGTTATCAGATTAAAGCACTGCAGCAACGCCAGTTTCGCGCACCGGTCACCGTGATGCTGCCGGCGGAGCATGTCAGCGACAAGGGCGACGTGCAGTATGACCAGCTCAACATCGTGGTTTTGTTTCGCTCGGTGCCGGCAGATGAAGCTCGCGCAAACTTAGATCGCATCCAGAAAATGCGTGAGCGTGAGACAACAATGACTGAAGTCCTCGAAGAGAGCGTTCGTCAGACGCAAAGCTATGTGCTCGGTATTGAAAAGCACCCGGAGCATGAATGGCCCTTTGTCACCGACAGCGGCAGCGATGCGCAAATTTCTACAGATGACATCAAACAACTGTTGCAGCTTCGCGAGTTCCGAGACGCCATTGAGAAGGTGTATAGCGATGCACGCACCGGTGAGCTTTTAACAAAAAACTCGCGGACGTAGCCAGGTGGTGGGCTGCAGGCTCGGTTAACAAAACAGACGATGTCGTTGACCGATTGCGCCAGGCTGGCGCGCCAGACAGTGTGATTGCTCAGGTGGTTGCAAAAGATTCAGGGATCCCTGCATTGCAGCCAGCCAACACCATCACCGCCCGCCTATTTTTTGCCTGTGCTACGCAGTGGAACTACGCCGGTATGGCCGGCACCCGGACGGGATTGAACTATTCAGCTGTTGATGTCCGGGCAGCAAAAATGCCTGAGTTTCAGGCGTTGGATTTAGATGCGCAGAACTGGGTGTGGGAAGGGTTGCAGGTGATGGAAACAGCAGCCCTCAACGTGTGGCAAGAAAAGGATTAGCGCGGCGGATTTTTAAAAATGAAAGCCCATACCGCAGCCGCTAACAGCACGATGACGATCCCCACTGCAATCAAAAAACTCATGTCTAGTCCTTTTAACTTGGAATGAACCTGCAGTATGAATGACTTAGTCCTCGCCCTCAAGTTAACCACCCAAGGTGGTCAACTGGTCGTAAAAGACTTGTCGACGGTAGCCCAAGCCAGTCGCAATGCGTCCAGCGCAGTGGCTGATTTAGGTCAATCCGGTACGCAGGCATCAAGTGGTGTTGGAAAAACCTCGCAGGAAAGCAAAAAACTCGGCCAGGAGGCTAACCGCGCCAGTGCAGAGTTAGATACGATGCACGGACGGATGTTGGCACTGGCGGGGGCTGGTGCCGTTCTGTTCACTGCCTTGCAATCATTCCAGGGCGTCAAAGCACTGCTTGACCGTGCTGATGATTTTAACGTGCTACAGCAACGCATCCGCACAGCCACCGCGGAAACTGGCGACTACAACATCGTCAGCGCCGAAATGTATGCCATCGCTCAGCGCAATGGTGCAGCCTTAGGGCCGACCGTTGAACTATTCCAACGTTTAGCCACCAGCCGTAAAGACCTCAAAGCCACCAATGCGCAAATGCTGGATTTCACCGACGCCGTGCAGAAATTAGGCGTGATTGGAGGCTCCAGCACCACTGCTTTAGAAGCCGGATTGTTGCAATTGAGCCAAGGCTTATCAGGCGGCGTACTGCGCGCTGAAGAGTTTAACTCCATCTTGGAAAACATCCCGGAACTAGCCAGCCGTATCGGCAAAGGGATGGACGATATTGGCAAATCTGAGAACGAGTTGGGCCTTGGCGATCTTCGCAAACTGGTGCTGGAGGGCAAGCTGCTATCGGATGATGTACTCAAATCCATCTTGGTGCAGCTGCCAGAAATCGAAAAACAGTTTGCCAAAATGCCGGTGAGTGTTGGCCGTGCCGGTACCATGCTTGATAACAGTTTCAACGCGGCTTTAAGCCGGCTGGACACGGTGACTGGAGCAACTCAGGCGTGGGCTGACATCTTAGTGTCCATCTCTAAAACGTTGGACGGCATGAGCGCGACCGAGCTGCAAAACGCCACATCAACCTTGTTGGCCATCGCCGGTGGTGGTGCTGCTTTACTGTTTTTAACCCGCTATAACCTCGGGATCAAAGCGATTTCGGTGTCGTCCAGCGCGATGACACTGAGCTTGTTGCAAAAAACCGCCGCATTGATGGGCGTTTCCACTGCCGCCAACATCGCCACAGCCAAAATCACAGCCCTCGGTGTTGCCAGTGCTGCTGCCAGTCGTGCAATGGCATTGCTCGGTGGCCCCGTCGGTCTTGCGGTACTCGTCGGTTATGCCATTTATGAGTTTGCCAAGAGCAGCGATTTAGGGGCTGAAAAAGCTGATGTCTTGGCTGAGCGCTTAAACAAATTGTCTGGTGCTTACGGTGAGGTGTCTAAAGCCAAAATCCAAGACGCAGTCGCGAGTAATACCAAAGAGCTGGCGAGCAATGCAGAGCGCATTGCTGAAATCACTAAAAAGATGGCCGCCAACCGCAAGGCCATCGACGGAGCACCAGGCAGCAATAAAGCTCAGCAAGCCTATCGCGAGCTAGGCGAACTCAAGCGCGAACTGGCCGAACTCAGTGCAACTCAGAAAGTGCTGATGGCTGATAGTGAAAAATTGGGCCAGCTATTTTTCGATTTTGCTGGGGCGACAGATCCATTTGCCGAAAGTGCCGCCAAAGCATCAGACGAGCTGTTAAAACTCTACAACGCTCAGATGCTCAATGCTCAAGCAATTGATGCACAAGGCCGGGCGTTATCAGGTGTTGATTTAGAACTGTTTAAAACTCAGTTTAAAGACGCCACAAAACTGCCCAAAGACGCTGAAGCAGCCATCAAGCAGTTCGCCAAAACAGCCGAAGCGGCCGGCCAACTGGCTGCCAACGACAAGTATCTGGCTGGTCTTAAAGAAGAAGTCCGCTTGCAGCAAATCCGGTTGGATCTCGGCGAAGCCGAATACGAGCAGCAAAAAGCGATTAGCAGCCAAAAAGTCACCGATCCGAAACAGCTGAAACTGTTGCAGGACACTCTCACACTACAGCGGCAAATCAATCAGACCAAAACACAAAATGATGCTCTGAAAGCTCTCAAAGCCGAAAACGACCTACTGCAGGTACGTCTGACCAAAGGCGAAAAAGAGTACCAGCTGCAAAAGATGATCCGCAATTTGAAAGTCACAGATCCAGCGGTGATCAAGCAGCTCGATATCGAGATTGAACGTCAGCGTTTGCTCAACGAACAGCTGGATGTTCGCAAGTACTTAACCGACGGCAGTTATGACGAAGTGCTAGACGGCCTGACTAAAATCGGTGATGCCGGCAGCAGTGTCGGTAATGCGCTGGTGGATAGCTTTGGGTCGGTCGCGGACCAGTTCGCCCGTATGGCTGAGCAGCAGGACGACTTTACCAAGAAATTTGTCACCTTAACCGAAGCCCGTAAAAAGGCGGAGATAGAAGTCGACCCGGCCCGCCGCGCCAAGGCATTGGAAAAAGCCGATGCAACCGAAAAACGGTTGCTCGAAGACCAGACCCGGCTGCAAATGGGTAACTACGCCACGCTGGCCGGCGCTGCCAGCAAGATGTTTAGCGAGCAGAGCAAAGGCCGCCAGGTGCTGCATAAGTTGGAAGTGACGTTTGCCGCCATTGAAACAGCACTGGCGTTGAAGAAAGCCGCAGCCAATGCACTGTCGGCGATATCAAACCAGGGCAACGGCGACCCGTACAGTGCTTTTGCCCGTATCGCGGCCATGGCCGCCATTATGGCTGGTTTGGGGCTGTTTAGCGGCAGCGCTGGTGGTGGCGTTAGCGCGCAGGACCGCCAGAAAACGCAAGGCACCGGCACAGTGCTGGGTGACAGCGAAGCCAAATCAGCCTCTATCGAAAACATCTTGGGCCGCATCGAGGATTTAGGGCTGGACCAGTACGCCGAGCTTCGCGCGATTAACGGCAGCATCCGTGAGTTGTCTGCCGGCATTAAGTCGTTGGCCGTCAACCTGGTTGCCAGTTATGGCCGCTTTAACGAATCGAATTACCCTGGCGAGCTGGGTAAAGACTACAACGTGCAG